AATATCCAAATGGGGGAACTGTGTGACACTAATACAACTGTCACACAACTGGTTGACTTTCCTCGATTTCTGTGATCTCATTATCTTGCACCTCGATACCATAAGACTCAAAATAAAAATCCTTGAGTCTGTCGATATAATCCTGTTTATCTGTTGCTTCAATATTATTGATAGCGAACTGTAAAGTAACTGTTGATGTAAACTCTTTCATTTTATTTGAATGATGTTAAAGAATGTGGTCTGTTTTTTTCATACTCTACACTTCTGAGAGTATAGGGTTGAATGTAGTTTTTTACATCTTCCCATAGTTCTGAGTCATTTTTAGAAGTCCATAGTCCTAGACCGTTATCGATCTTAAACTGTATGTCCTCGTCAAGTGATTCATAGGTATCGATATGTGTGACTAATAGCATTACCAAGTACCCCCTTTGTGATCGTAGTTAAACTTGTCAAGTAAAATGTCTCTTACTCTCTCTCTGTCTAGAGAATCTCCGTCCCCCCAAGTACAAAACTCGAAATCGTCATTTTGACATTGGTCAAGATATACGATAGTTGCCTGTAGTATATCTGTTTTTGTTAATGGTTGACCTTGATAAACTAAGGGATAAAGAGGGTCATTCTGACCATAAAATGAATCAACATAATCAACAAAATCATCTATTTGTCTTTTTGCTGTTACTAGGTCGAGAGGTTTCATAATAATGTTTGTTGTTTGTATTCTTATTATAAGGTATTTTGTACCCTATGCGAGGAAGTGTGTGACACATATTTAACTGTCACACACGCTATTGATTTTCATTATGCTCCCTGATAATGTGAATAACTTTGAGCATGTTGTACTTTCTCAAATACACTCATTTGTTTTGGTGTTAATGGCATATCCATATCCCTAAGAATATCATACAGTTTAATAAACTGGTATGCTTCATCAAAGGTTAATTCTACATCAATCATAATACTTGTTCATTCAATAATAGTGCAATTTAGAGGTAACTAACATTTAGTGGTGTTATTTTAATTGTATTTCATAATCAATAGATTTAATACACCAACCTGATGCTGTTGTAATTTCTTCAACTAGGTCATCTTCATCATCTGCTTCCCAAACACCTAGTGCCAAGTCTCTTGCTTCAATCTCTTCATCAAATGAAATTGACCCTTGAGAATCAGTAAAATCAAACTCAATTTCAGTTACATTAAATTTCATAGTAAACTCTTGTCAAGTACTTTTACATTTCTTTTAAGTGTCTCATCATAGACACGAATTGATAACTCTCCATCAGCATCTACAAATCCATTTCTGTCAAGTGCATTACCAACTATCTCCCATACTTGATGGACTTCCTCGTCAGTTAGCATTGACCCAATACTGTAGTAGTGTGTTCTTTTCATAGTAATGTTTGAACTACTCTTATTATAATTATATGATACGAATATTCAATATGTCATGTGACACTAACTTAACTGTCATACGTCTCTACCATTTCTTTACATTTAATGGGAGCATTAGACGAGAGAATATAACTAACCTCTATTTTTCTATCATCATCAAATTCTTCTCTGATATACTCTTTATACATACGCACTAATTTCTTTCTTGAATGATAACCTTCAAATCCAAGAATGGCATCATCATTATTTGACTTTCCAATAACTGCGTGGTATAACATAATCTTAGGGGTTTATTAAATACTATCTTTTACTTTCCCACTTACCATAATCTCCTAAGTCCTCAACATATATGTCATTAACTTGTTCTTTTCCTTCTAATTGTAATAAGTTATACCAATTCCACATATACGGATTTAGGCAGTCATTATCATCAATCATCACATCTAAAGTTACTCTATATCTTGTTAACTTCTTGCTTTCTGGGATTGTTTGAGACATGATTACCTCGTAAGTGAATTTAGTAGTTTATTGATACAAATATACTCATTCCACACTATATGTAGCAATTAAAACTTTTTAAGTAATTTCTCTGTCTCTGGGTCAAGTGATTCTTTTACACCAATCCAATCTTCTTGATGATGTTCCATTAACGAATCAAGGTACTCATCTTCACTTTTATATTGAGAATCATACTCAAATTCAAATTCCATAGTTGTTATTATAAAGGACGAGAGGAAACAAAACACGACCAACTGCTTAAGTTCAACTTAAAAGCGTTTTCCTCTGGGTATCCACTACCTTGAAAGTCTTATGTTGATCGGGTTTGTTTCCCCACTATTAATATAAACCAGACTCACGAATAATGCAAGTATGTGTGTGTAACCTAACAAACTGGCACACTTACACGAAATCTTCCAAGTTTATAGTGTATTGTGATACACGATTCTGAATTAAATCATTATAAGACTCGTGTAACTCACACCCAATATAATGCCGACCTAAAGATTTTGCAACCATAGCTGTAGTTCCCGACCCTATAAAGGGGTCAAGAATTATATCTCCCTTCTGACTACCAGCCTTAATACAAGGTTCAATTAATTCTGGTGGAAACGTGGCAAAATGGGCTCCCTTATATGGTTTCTTATTTACTGTCCAGACAGACCTTTTATTCTTTGTTGTATTTCCTTTTGCAATTCCAGAATACGATCCTGCTCCGTTTTCTTTGGTTGGTTCTTTGATTGATTCATTATCATAATAGTAGTTCTTACTTTTACTTAATAGAAAAATGTACTCGTGTGATTTTGTACATCTATCCTTCACACTTTCTGGCATAGGATTTGGTTTATTCCATATAATATCTTGCCTTAAATACCACCCATCTTTTCTTAATGCAAATGCCAACAGCCAAGGGATTCCAATTAAATCTTTACTCTTATATCCCTGTAATTTATTACCACGAACTGGGGAAAAATTGGGTAAATCTTGATTTGTTTTACTTACTGTTTGTTTTGGATAATTTCCATCACTACGATAATTATAATAACTATCTCCTATGTTTATCCATAGTGTTCCATCATCAGTTAGCACCTCCCTGACATCACGAAATAAATTTACAAGATTATCAATATATTCTTCTGGTGTTTCCTCTAGTCCAATTTGACTATCTTGTCTAATTGCACCACACTTTTCACACACTGATTTATAAATTGCGTCTCCTACACCTAACATAGTATCGTGGTTTTTATGTCCTGTATTACAAGTCTCAGGATTAACTTTAGTGTCTCTCCTATGATTACAATTAGGGTCTCCTCCTACCCAAGTTGCTGTGCCATAGTCACGAAGTCCATAATATGGTGGCGAAGTGACGCACATTTTTACTGGTTCAGTTATTGTAGAGATTGTTTTTCTACAATCTCCGAATAATATTGTGTCCTTCAACTTATCAAATCCTCTAATCCTAAAAACTCTTCCATATAATAGTCACAAGTGACTTCATAATATGCAGATAGAGCTTCAATATCGTTGGCATCAATACCAACTTTTGCGAATAAATCAAGTGTTGAATCGTGCATTGTTTTAACTCATAATGTTTATATTATAGCATAGTTAACTACGAACTATGCTAATTGCTGGCTCTCCATCTTTGAATACAGTATCAACAACTGCCTGTACTTTCTTAGATGTACTGATACCAACCTTGTCATATACTGGAATACATACTAAACCAAATTGTTTTGTGATGTCTCCTTTACGAATGACTCGACCAATAGATTGACTAATACCAATATAGTCCATAGACCTTAGAAACAATACTGCTTCTAAACCATTAACATTAATACCTTCTGATAGAATACTATGATGTAAGACTACAAATCTCTTGTCTGTCTTACCCCAAGCATTAAGAGTATCAAAAAACTCTTCTCTTGTTACTTTCTGACCATCAATCACACCACCAGTTTTTGATGTAATATACATGTAAGAATAACCTCTCCATGCCAACTCACTAACAAACTTTGAGAGTGCAATTAGACTTACGATTTGCTTTGTTGATCTTGCACATATTAAAACTTTATCAACATCAACATCATCAATCGTTTCTACAATATGGTCACAATCTTTCTCATAACCAAATCTGCTATCGTCAGTGACATCAATCTTTTTAACTACAACTTTAGGTGGTAAAATGTGACCTTCATCAACCAACTTAGGGGCTGGAACATTACAAATGACCTGACCAAAAATGTCACTATCATTCATACCAACTTTCTTAGGTGTCAAAGAATGTTTTGGTGTTGCTGTAAAGAAGTATTTTCTCTGTGCATATATTGAACAATACTCAACTGCTTCAATAAAGTTTTTCTGAACTGAGTTGTGTGCTTCATCAAAGTATATTGTATCAATCTCAATATCAAGTGACTCTGTAATTCTGTGTAGTGAATGATACGTTGTAAAGATCAACTGATTTCTGATGCTGTTGTGATACCAGTTCTCAATCACTTCTGTTTTTGTACTGCTGAAGTGATGAGTCTCTCCACTATGAACATGAAGTACATCTACATTTGTGATATGCTCAAGAAAATCTGCTGATAATTGATTTGCAAGTAAGATACGAGGAGCAACAACAACAATAGTTTTTGATACGCTATTCATATCAAATCTGTACTGTGCATCTTCAATCATACACATTGTCTTACCACCACCAGTGGGTACAATAATCTGACCTTTGTTGCACTTCTGCATAGCAATAAGTGAATCTAACTGATGTGAACGTAATTTCATTAAAATCTCATTAATACTATTATTATAGCAAAAAATATCCCCTTTTTCAAGGGGATATGACAGCT